TGTGAGGAAAAAAAGCATGACTAACTTTAAAAAAAAAAATACGACGTAAAATAAGGACTTATGACAACGCAATCCCTCTGCCTTTTTGACCTGTCTAAGTTTTAGACAGAAAAGCTCTATATGTTACGTCAGAAAAAAAAATTTAAAGTTGGTCATGCCCTTCAGCCTCACGTGATGACAATGCCCCTGTAGCTCAAGTGGCAGAGCCTTGGTATTGTAAACCAGAGGTTGCAGGTCCGACTCCTGCCAGGGGCTCCATTGGCACCATAGCATAACTGGTCAGTGCATCAGAATTTCAATCTGATAGGTAAGGGTTCGACTCCCTTTGGTGTCACCATATACCAATTGACGCGCCGAGGGGGCGGGCGCAGAAATACAAGCCCTCGCCATAGCGGGATTAGTGTCGACGGACTGCTAAGCCGGAGGATGGGGGGTTCAAATCCCTCCCCCGCTACCACAACTACTCCTTCGGGGACGACGCCCTACGGTCGGGGTGGGTGGCGTGGGACTTTTTACGAGGATGGGCAATGGTAAACTCGACTCCCCACTTGGTAGTGGGTCCTTTTTCGGAAGAGGCGGCCGGAGTAGCCCTAAAAGCCGCGTGTGCGGTGTTTGGGCCGGTCGAGGCAGAGATTACGAGGAATGACCCAGGTCGGGCGTGGCTGCTGCTCAGGTGGCCTAAAACGGCCCCAGATAAAGAGACGCAGCTTAAGGTACTGGGTTTTTGTCATGGAGCAGCGTGGAATGAGCCGCAGTCGTAAAAAGCCAATTATAAAAGACAACACGGGTGGAATGAAGCAGCTCCGCAATAGGAAATTGCGGCAGCGGGTCAAGCAGCAGCTCCATATTGGAGCTGAGTTCGAGGAAGAACTGTCGCTTGATCGAGAGCTAATCGATGATTACGAGGTCTGCGATTGGGTACTCGATTATCGATACCCAGACTATAAAAGCGACCCGGACGGGTGGTGGGCGGAGAGCAGTCGGAAGGCTGCCCGCAAATAGAAAGGATAAAGAATGGCTTCGCGCAGACAATTAAAAGGATTGCCACTTGGGGCAGTAAACAGTAAGAATGAGCCAGTTTGTGGGGCTTGGTACCACGGAAAAGATGACTATTGCCAGGCTCAACCGATGGACAATGGTCGCTGCGAATTACATGGCGGCTTTAATTCTGATTGTGGGAAACGTAATCCAAAATTAGGCCCTGCGGATGGACTCTACAGTAAGTTTCTAAATATAGAAGAGGCTAATATTTATGGCCTTCTTAAGATCGGTACATTGGAACAGGAGTTGAAGCTATTGCGCATTCAACTCATGCGTGCAATCAATGCACAGCATAACTGGGAGATTAGCCAGGAGAAATTGCAAGACGCCCTTAAGACCGAGGAAGGGACGTCCAGAACCCCGGACGAGGTTTTCAGGATCCTGGAGATAGAGGCCTATGAGCTAAAGAGGCAGGAGGGCGTTGATAACCGGGGGCAACCGGTTGATCAGGTTGAGAAGAAAGTCACGCACCGAAAGAATGACTTCAAGGCAGAGATGCGATCTTTGATCACCCTGATCTCCAAGCTGGAAGGCCAGCATCACGAGCTGATGAAGTCTGATATCCCCGATTCTGAGAAGATTGCCCAGATTGCCGACGACCTGCGACGGTTTGCGGCTGCGGCACAGGGATCTATACCTAAGCCGAAGGAGTAGTGATGATCCTAACACCCGGGAAACTGACGCCCAGATGGACAAAACTAAAGCGGCACGAGGTCCAGTATGCGTACTGGACCTGCCCTGCCCGGCATTGTGTGGTGCCCGCCGGTCGTAGATCAGGTAAGTCGGAGCTGGCGAAACGGAAGTTAGCACTAAGGGCAATGACCGCGCATGAGTGGTGCGAGTACCCTGACCCCAGATTTTTCGCGGCAGCCCCTACGGTGAACCAGGTTAAGAGAATTTGGTGGGATGATATAAAGGCGCTTATTCCGTCCTATTTTGTCTATGGCCGAGTAAATGAAAGCTCCTTGGAAATCCGATTGATAAATGGGGCAAAAATTTGCCTACTTGGCATGGACAAGCCAGAGCGTTGCGAGGGGTCCCCCTGGGACGGAGGCGTCCTGGATGAGTATGCCAACATGAAAATGGATGCATGGGGGGCGCACATACGCCCGGCTCTCTCGGACCGCCTCGGCTGGTGCGATTTTATCGGCGTGCCAGAGGGACGGAACCACTACTACGATCTCTATAAGCAGGCCCAGGCCTGGGAGATTGAGGCGGAGAAGGACGGGGTAGAGAGTGACTGGAGGACATTTCACTGGGTGTCCAGTGATATTGTGAACCCGTCAGAGATTGCCGCCGCCAAGCGGGATATGGATGAGGTGACCTTTCGACAGGAGTATGAGGGGTCCTTTGAGAACTATACCGGCCGCTGCTACTGGGCGTTCAGTGATCAGACACATTGTGCTCCGCTCAAATATGACCCGGACAAACAGCTAATTTTATGTTTCGATTTTAATGTTGATCCGGGAGTAGCCGCCATTTGCCAAGAGCAGATACTGCCGAATGGGGTCAATGGAACCGGAGTGATTGGGGAAGTGTACTTACCGCGCGGCTCTAACACTGTACGAGTGACCAATAAAATCACGGCGATGTTCTCCGAACATCGTAGCCGTATATGCTGCTTTGGCGATGCAACAGGCGGAGCCAGGGGATCTGCAAAGATAGAGGGGTCGGATTGGCATCTGATCCGTACTCGTTTGCGGGCAGCATTTCCGAAGCAATATGTGATAGTAGACACACCAAAGCAAAATCCGAGAGAGCGCGACCGGATAAACGCCTTAAACTCGCGACTTAAGACCATGGACGGGGAGATTAGGCTTATGGTCGATCCAAGCCTGGCCCCACGGGTTGTCAAGGATTTTGAAGGAGTTTGCCTGCTAAAGGGTGGCTCGGGAGAGATCGATAAACAGTCTGATGAGTCGTTGACGCATCTAACGGATGCGATCGGTTACTACGTTCATCGTAAGTTCCCAGTTAAGGGCCAGTATAAGCGCAGCGGAACGAAGCACTGGAAGTAGGAGATAGAATATCGTGGCATGGGTCGTAGCAAATCAGCCAAATATTAGGGCCGAGCCAATCATCCCGGCCTCCGCTCTGTTGGTCAAAGACCTGCGGGCAACGGCGCTTGAGTATGCCAATAACCTAATGGAGTATTACTTCCTTATGGCGGCGTACGAGGGCGTTCGCTCTCTGGTAGAGTTGGGAGTCATAAAGCAGCATGAGAGAGAATCAGATAGTAACTACATTCGCCGAATAACAGAATTGTTCGGGTTTGACTATACTCGGTCGATTGTAGATCTGTTTACGTTCTATCTCTTTAAGAAGCCTGGGACGCAACACCTACCAGAAGGCCTTACGAACTTACCGGAGTGGCAGGCATTTGTGCAGGACTGTAACCTACATGGGGACAGCCTGGAAGAGTTCCTGCCAGACCAGACCCGATATGCCGCAATCTATGGGCTCGTGGGGTTCCTGGTTGATAAGCCACGCGGAGATGCCCAGACACTGGCGGACGAGCGACGGGCCGGATCATATCCATATATCTCAGCCTATCACCCTACTGCTATCCTGGACTGGACCTGGTTAAAGGATGAGGTATCTCAGCGGCCGTATTTGGGCTATTTGAAGTTGCTTGATGACGACGGGACCTATCACCTGTGGTGGAGAGATCGCTGGGAGATATGGGCTGAGCCGGATGATACTGATAATGCCAATGCTGTGCAGGGCGAGATAGAAGCGGTTCTCGTGGCCAGTGGGGATAACCCGCTTGGCGAAATACCCTTTGTGTGGTTATACAATTTGCGATCTCGCATCAAAGGAGTGGGGGTTTCAGACGTCCACGAAGTAGCGCGGATAGATTTGTCCATTATCCGCGATATGTCACAGATTAGCGAGATCACGAGTTATGCCGCGTTTCCGATGATGCGGAAGCCGATGATTATTCCTGGTGAGGAGGTTCAAGACGACGTTGGTCCAACAGCGATTCTTGAGTTTAATCCGGAGCTGGGGATGGCAGGAAAACCAGACTGGCTAAGGGCCGAGGTCACCGGTCCGGTTCAAGCGATCCTGAACGTGATCGCAAAGAAGGTAGCCGAGATTTACCGTGCGACCAATGCCGGTGGACTTACCGCCACAGAGACATCAAAGGCGGCCAAGAGCGGAATGGCATTGCAGGCGGAGTTCCAGTTCCTGAACGCTAACATTGTTCGAAAGGCCGTAAATCTGGAGAAGGCGGAGAACAACATTATTCGCTTCTGGCTTAAATGGATTAGATTAGAAAACCTAATCAAAGAAACCAGATTTGAGCGGCCCAGAAATTATGATGTACAGAATTTGGCAGCAGACCTGGAAAACATGATGACGGCTAAGACAATCGTCCCGTCTGTCACATTCAAACAGGAGATGTCAAAAACTACGGCGCGCGCCATGCTTCCTGGGGCTGATGATAAATTATTGCAGATAATTGATAAGGAGATCGAAGACACGCCAGAAGCTCCTCCATCATTACCCCCAATGGGAAGTCAGTTTGATGAGGACCCAGATGCAGAAGAGCAGCCCGAAGAGGATGTTGAGTAATGGAATGTCCGGTGTGCATGTATACGATACATGAATATTACTGGGGAGTCTTTTGCTTTAATTGTGGCTGGAGGTCCATTCGAATAGGTGAGATTAATGCCAACAATCAAACAAGGATTGGATGCAATCGCCAAAGAAGACGCCGCGCTGGGGAACCAGATAACCAAGCACAAAAAGTGGCTAAAGGACGCTATCCTGGATCTCGAAAATCAAATCGTTTTTCTCTTTACCGAAAAGTTACGGAGAGAGCGCGGCCGCCTGATTAACACAAAGGTCAGGCTAAAGCAGGCGCAGAAGCTACACAAGCAGCTGACAATCCTGTTTGAGCAGACCTATGGGGAGGCAGTCAAATCAGTGGCGTCTAACTTCGCCGAGATCGCGAAGGCAGTTGAGAAGCGCTTCAAGGTTTTTGATAAAGCCTATGGCTTTGTTGGTGTCTCAGAGGAAGTGATATCAGCGCTTAAAACTGCATCAATGCGGGAGTTTGACGCGCTGGGCGTAATGGCAAGGGAGAGAGTAGCAGCAGCGCTGTACAATGCGGTTATTGTAGGTGGACAGTTTAACGTCCTTAAGCAAGAGATCAGGAGTATCCTGACTGGTAAATACAGCAAGGTCGGAAGACCAATGGTATCCTACGCTGGTCAGATGGCTTTTGATCAGACAATGACCTTTAACAACCAGCTTAACTTAGCCGAGGCAGACCGTCTCGGAGTCGAGTCCTTCTTGTATTATGGAAATGTTATGGGAACGACGCGATCGTTTTGTCGGCGCAGAGCTGGAAATATCTACAGCCGAAGACAGATTGAATCATGGACCCATCAATGGGATGGTAAATCTGGACCAGCAATGACACACAGAGGCGGGTACAACTGCCGTCACAGCTGGGTTCCAGTCCAGCGGGAGTGGTTTAGGGAATCAGAAACAGAGATAACTGGACTGATAAGAAAGGGGTAGAAAGACCAATAGATTACCTGAGAAAGTAGTATATAGGTTGGATGGCCTAAAGAACTTGCGGATGCAATGAAAGGAGCGGATGCTCATGCCTTGGACAGTAAAAAAGAGTGACGACGGTGTAGTAGTTATTCATGATAACGGATTGCCGGTATTCGTTGATGACGACGGGACGGAAAATACCTTTGATCCCAATCAGATGCGCTCAAAGATTTTGGACTTGAACAGTGAATCCAAGAAACGCAGGGAAGAAAATAAGCAGCTGAAGGATCAGATGTCACTGTTTGAGGGCGTAGAGGATTTAGCCACATATCGTGATCAGGCTGAAGAAGCCATTCGGACCGTGAAAAACTTGAAAGACAAGGACCTGGTTAAGGCCGGTGAAGTTGACAAGCTTAAGTCCGAAATGAAGATCACGTTTGAAGAGCAAGAAAAGAAGCTGAAAGAGCAGTTTTCTGTCAGGGAAGCTGATCTTTTGTCGCAGGTAGGACACAAAGACTCGGCTATTAGAACCTTGATGGTATCTAACCAGTTTGCTATGTCCCCTCTTTTCGGCGGTGAGGATCCGAAGACGACTCTTCCTCCTGATATCGCAGAGACCTATTTCGGTAGGTACTTTGATGTTCAGTCTGAGGATGGGAAGCTTCAGCTGATTGCAAAGGACGATCGCGGTGAGCCCATTTACTCTCGTCAAAATGTTGGCGAGTTTGCGACGTTTAATGAAGCGATTGAAATTATTTTCGACCGTTATCCCGGACGGGACAAGCTCCTTCGCTCTAAGGGCGGTGGATCTGGCGGAGCTGGCGGCCAAGGCGGCGTAACACAACAAACCCCCATTGCTAACTTGAAGGCACAGTATGATCAGGCGGTGACTGAAGGTAACTTCACCAAACAGATCGCCGTGAAGAATAAGCTTCATGAGGCAATGAAAGAACAACGTAAATAGGAGTTATAAATGGCTAACACAGGTGCAGCGGGCACGGTTTGGAATTGCCCTTAATATAGTTAGGGGCCATAGGGTAATCTACCAGAAAGGAGAGACCTATGGAAAAATCGGATGAACTCAGGGAAAGCCTAAAGGAGACTGACTGGGCATGGATCGCTGGAATGGTTGATGGTGAAGGATGTATTTCCCTACAGCGCGGTTATACTAAACAGTGGGTTTGGTACAAGCCTCGTTTAGCGGTCACGAATACTGATCAAGCAGCGATGGAGTTTATTGCAAAGGCGCTGGGTGCTAACACACGGAAAAGGAAGCCTGTCCGCCCTCATTATCGACCAATAGTTGATGTTGAGGTTGGATCCCGCAAGACTCTACTATCCATTTTACCGAAGCTGATTCCATATTTGAGAATTAAGCGGCGACAGGCCGAGCTATTGCTTCGGACAGTTAGACTTCCACGCGGAAGCAGCGACGAAAAGTGTGCAGTTTGGATGGAATTTGATCGCCTTATTACTGAGTGCGGTCAGAAGCGTGCCGAACAGACTATTCGTCGTGGTAATCCTGAGCCAAGCCAGCGGATGAAATAAGCTGCTGGAAGGTGCGACGGTCAGGGCGTACCCCGAACAGGGATGAGGCCCATTAGCGTCCGACCCGAAAGGGATGATATGACCTGCTCCTATAGGAAACTATAGGAGGCGAGGAGTAGACGCCTCGCCCCTGCCAAAGTGGCAGTGTAACAACAAGGAACTATACTGGTGAACTTTATCTTATTGGTGCGAATCAGACTCCCTTCCTGAACATGATTGGTGGACTTCAGGGCGGAAGTGTTCGCGTAGTGTCAGACTTTCAGTTTCCGATCGCACAGCCCTGGGCGCTTGAATCTGCGTCCCAGCCTGCGATTACTGAAACAGTATCTT